CAAACCTCCTACGCTGTCTTTACATTTGATGCCTCTACCGAGACCTATATCACATGCCATAATATTTTGTATTTATAAAAAAAGCGGGAGCGAGTCGAACCCTACCCCCGCGATTTTCTAGTTATTAATTAGTTAGTTAGAAGTATTCGTAATTCCATAAGTCACGATCTCTTCTCCGAATTGATACATTACCGTTGCTGAGTATCTAGCAGCGAAACGTACATTAGACGAAAGGTCTACATCTTCCATATCCAAAACTTTCACTTTGTTGAAATCTTCCATTAGACCAGTACCGAACACCAAATTCTCTTTTAATGTACATACCATTGTATCAGCCGACATTCCATTAGCAACAAACAATTTAACACCGTTAAAGTAAATGTTATTAATATCGTGCTTAGCTGTTTGCCCTAAAGCATTAACACCCGCTGCACCTAATCCACTTGCTCCGAATCCAGCCAAAGCTTGAACGTAGAACTTGTAAGCCGATAAAGGAATGTAAAGCATTAAGTTAGGGTCTCCATACAAGGTTGCAGGAATTTGATCGATAACCAAACTCATTTGCGCTTGAATGTTAGCAGCACTTAAAGTGCTGCCGGAAATTTCCATATTAGTCGGCTGGTCTGCGTTTGTAGTTAACAAAACTTCGAACCCGTCATACTCCCCATCTGTTGCGTCAACTCCTGTCCAGATAGTATTTTCGTTTTTCTGTCCAATCTTAGCAATCATACGAGCGATAATGAAATCTCCAACAGTTTTAGGGAGTTCATCCCATTCACTCATTGACATTTCAGCTCCCGCCCAATCATTTGTCCAATCATCCTTACACAAAACTTTATTTACATCAAATTTCTTTGGTTCGATATAAACTTCTGTTTGTGTTACATTTCCTGTTGCATCAAAATCACAGGTCGCATCTTTGACCAAATCCCCTAAAGAGATTTTTCTTAATACCTCTTTGTATTTAATGTTTTGCTTAATCGTGATACCGTTGTTACCAAGTGTTGTACCTGCTAACAATGCTGTACCGATGATGTCACCTGCTACAGTTCCAGCATATGTCGTTGTTATACTTGTTGTTGTTGCCATTTTATAATGTTTTATTTGTTTATTTTATGCTGTTGTGAAACTAGCTGCTACTGAAAATTGTCCTGCTAAGTACCAGTTAGTACCGTCACATTCTAATGTAATCCAATCACCTTGAATTGCTTTTGTGTGTACAATAGTTAAAGTTGTTTCCGCTGAACTCAATTGTACTAATCCCGCTTCTGTTACTGAACCGTAAATCTTTGCTGTTGTCGCTGCGATTGTCCATGCTGATGTAATTACCGCTGCTGCTACTACGAACTTTAAATGTACTCCTGCGCTGTCTCCTACTGCTGGAAGTGTAATTGCTTCACCTACCGCATCTAAGAAAATTGTTTTCCCTGTGTCTGCTGGTGTTAGTGTTGTGTCTGCTGTTAACGCTCTAGACTTTACAAATCGTCTTTGATTGTCGTTTGAATAAGTTACTACTGTTGCCATTTTGTTTATTTTTAAATGTTATTGTTTTCTATTTGCCATTTTAGACATCATGATTTGATCGGCCGTCATGCTTCTAGGGTCTACAGGCTTTTGTTTTTTACGTGTTTCTTTCTCTTCTGGATTTTCCTTTGCACCTTTCTTAGAAAGCTCTAACTCTTCTGCTTCTTCTTTCTCCTTAGCTAGTTTGATTTCTTCTTCTGTAGGCTCTTCAACTTTCTCAAGTTCTTCGATCTTAGCTTTCAATTCTGTAATTTCTAAGTCTTTAGGGTCTTTAGCTTCATCTTCTAAACTGTTAAACGCCTCTTTGATTTGTTCTTTAGAGAATTTCGTCTCTTTCATTACTGACTCGATAATAGACTTAGGTAGTGGAGTTTCTGCCTTATCATCACTTGCTGCTACTTCCTCTTCTTCTGCTTCTTCTTCCTTCTTTTCACCGATAGAAGCTATAACGCCTTCTTCCTCAACTACTAGTATCATACCGTTGTCTAGTAAGTATTCACCAATTGGTAAAGGGATACGTTCGTCTTCGTTTACAATCATTACAGGTTGACCCGCTTCGAACACCTCTGCCTCGATAGTCGCTTCACCTTCGTTTAATGTCTCGGTTGCTAGATTGATTTGAGATTTCTTTACTGGTCTCTTTAAAATCTTATTGATTTTATCTAGGCTTGTTAGTTGTGTCTTCATATCTGTTATACTTATTATTATTAATTTGTTACATTTTTAACCATTCGTTGGTCTTACAACACCATTAACAACAGCACTAGAGTTCAAAGTCAATTGCCCTAGTCGCTGTCCTGTTAACTCGTAATATTCCTCCGCTGTTATCTTTGGTTGATACTTCTTTTTCTTTTTCATATTAAAAGTTTAAGGTTGTTTTGTAGTCTATAAAAATCTCTTCACCTTGTGCAATATCCCTTAAAGCAATAAACCGAAATAAGTTGTTTTGCTCGTCAGTCTCCCAATATGCACTAGGCTCTAAAGAGTGGTTGTACACGCTACCCATTCCAAACACTATACAGTTGCTTTTCGTATAAATAGGAAACGTAAAAACATACTCCTTTAACACGTCTAATTGCTTATAGTCTGTTTGGGACATCTCTATAAAATGACACTCCTCCAATATCTCACCTTCCAAAATATTCTGAGTTGCAAATACTCCACGTCCAGAAATTCCCGAGTCTTGTATTTGTAATTTAGTAGGTGCTATCATCTTATTTCCTCTAATCTAAAGCCAGCTAATACATTTGCGTTTGTTCCATCTGATCTGATAGCGGCTATTGTTAAGATTCCTGTCTCACTACCCAACCTGTTCCACAGAACTGTCTTACCTAACAAGCCTAAACCTGTTCCCGATCCTGCTTGAATAGAGCCTTTACCTCCTGCTGAAGACGCATACACATAATCTGCATATACTTCGTGTCCATTAGTGAACGCTGTAGCTGTAACATCATATTCCATACAACTCTGTCCAGTATCAACATCAACCCAACTCGCACCCGTTAAACTACAATCGTGGATAATTACAAATCGTATGCTTTCGTCTGTTTGTAGATAGATTGATTTAGGGATTGTCAACATTAAGTTTTCTAAACTGTTAAATGTTGTTTTTGGTCGTATTGAAATAACAGGAATTAAAGTAGTACTAACCGTTACGGGTGTAATACCGTTATCTATAACTTTAGGTATCCCCCCCATTTCTCGAAGTGCTCCACCGCCTTCACTTTTAACAGTACAACAAATTGCTTTCATTGTTGCCGTGGCGTTCTTCGCTATCTTATATCTAAATCCTACTGCATTCTCATCGTTACCGTAACCGATTTCCATATAAGTATATGTACTATCATTGTAGATTTTATAGAATGCTGGTAAGTTTGGTAGTTGCCAGTAACCAGTATTTATTTCATTGTCGTTATTTATTTGTGCTACCTGTACAGGTTCACCATCTTGATTTAAAGTATACCTGATAGAGCCAGTTTTTAAACTTTGGAAATCTATCTGGAAGATGTGCGAGTACTGCCAATCAATACCCGTTGTGGCTTCGTCCCAATTGGACTGTTCAATAACTTCTTCAACTACTGAGCCTGTTACTTTTGACCGTAAAAACACAGAAGCAGTGCCCGTGCCAATGTTTGCTAAATCCAATACGCCCGTCATATCAATCAACTGACTGTTACCAGGGGTGTACGGTACAGGATAGGAACACATAGAGGAAAATTCGCCATCTGTTGTTGTTCCTACTGTTAACGTTAAATCTCTACTGTTTGCATTGTGTGTTACCGTGGCACTGCCTCCGTTAACCACTTCATCAAAATACTCCTCCTGCTTATCGTAATACTCTAGCTCTACTGAACGCATCTTTATTCTGCATTAAACTTGCAAGCGTTTTGAGATACGCCTCATCTCGCGAACCGTCCTGTACTTGGTACTTATTCTGGTCGCTTGCTGGGTCTACAAATTCCTGAGACATTACACCGCTTTAACATAGATTCTTACTGAGCATACATAAGTGTTGTCGCTAACTTTCCACCAATCCGTATAAGCCGTTACCGTAGCACTTGCTAAATAATCCGCTGCTAAGATGTCGTCTACCTGCTTCGAGATTCCCACCGTTCCGTTTGATATGATGTTAGTCATTGTCGTACTTTTTGTCGAGTTCTCTACTGTACCCTTCAATACTGATAAGTCAACTTCTTTAATATAGTCGTAGTCGCTTATCTCTGTCACTGTTGGTCTTGTGTAACCACTTGGTAAAAGTGTAGCGTCTAGGCTGTTTACTGTTCCGTTATTTACTATTGCCATTTTCTAATATTTTAATTATTTGTTCTATTTGTTCGTCTTCTGTAAGTTCTTTGCTTTGTTCTAGTTGGTCAAAACCAGATAGTGAAGCCTCTATAGAAAACCCGTTGTATTCTCCGTTCTCCACTTTCGCGTACTCTTCATCTGTTAAAGCCATCATTACAACCCACTCCCCACCAACTGGTTTAGGCTCTAAGTTATAAGTCACTGCCTTGTCCATCTTGGGGTCTTCTATGATCCACGATTCAATAACACAACAGCCTTGTACGGGCTTATCATGCTGACTCGTTACGTTAGCTAGGTTTAAGTTCTTCATGTATAGTTTCGCAGCGAGTGCGACAGTCTCTTTAGACATTACTATATTGAACTCTTTACCGTCCTTTACTCTTGGTATTTCTAAATCTGGTATTAGTGCGTATCCTACAACTACTTTACGTTTCTTGTCAATCTCTTTAAGCTTGATGTTGAACTTGTTAGAATTGTCTTGTTTGGATAGTGCTAGAAAGTCTGATTCTATTGCGGGTTCATCTACTAGTGAGATTGCGAAAACCCCGTCTTCTGCTTCATCCTTTATAAATAATTCGATTGTCTGCATATCTGTTGTACTATTATTTTACGATTTGTTGTAGATTGATTAGGTTATACGTAAATAGATTACTATATTTGATGACACTTTAAATTATTAGATATGAAATGGACAGAAGTACTAGACGTAAAAGAAATACTAGACATACCAAATATAGAGGACTATCTAACTGTTGATTTCCATTTAACAATATATGATACTGGGGATAAAACGTTAATTTATGAATCAGACTGGGATTATG